TAATTTCAATTTTGCTAACTTTGCCGTAAGCAAGGTATGCTTTTGCTGTTGCACCTGACCCTGAATTACTAGTAAATTTAATTGTAGGAGGATATGTATATCCTGAACCTGAATCTGCTATAACAACTTCTGTAACTTTATAGCTGTTATTTTCTAACCAGTGTCTGCGAGGATAAGATGCTGAACTTCCTGGAGGGCTTACCACTTTGCCGTCAATAACTGAAGCATTGCTAGTAACTATAGACTTACTTAATTTGTCGTACTCAGGTTGTAAATCAAAATCACTAACAGTAGTGTTAGTAGGCTCAATATTATTATAGTTACTTACAAACTCTCTAACATTTGTTTTGTACGGTTTCACTTCGTTAATATATGATTCGTAATTTGCAAGATTATTATTGTTAAAAGTTTTATCTTGATATAACGGTCCTAAGTTATGTTTTGCTTTTACAAAACTTGTTTTGAATAACCAATCTGCAGATATTTGTTCTGCAAGAACATAACGCAAACTTGCAAAAAATAATTCATTATACTCAACTGCTAATCTTCCTGTAAAAATTTGATCCTTAATTGTATTTAAGATTGTACGCAATTCTGTAATAGGTATACTATCATAAAAATAGCTATCAAAACTTCTATTATCAAACCCTACAGTATTTTTTGCATAATCATAAAGTTTATCACTAAACTGTACTGTTCCGTTTTGTCTACCTATAGTTTTATAATTTACAGTATAATCTTCAGTGTCTTCATCTGCAATTTTTTCAAGTAATAACCACCCTCCTGCGCCAATACTATTAATTTTAACAACAGAACCAACTTGATTCTCTAAGCTAGTAAGTAGATAACTTCCTTCAATAATATCATCTATTTCGGTAAATTGATTGTAACCTGTTGCATACCAATCAATGTAATTCCAAAATTGAGTTACATCATAATCTTGTATACTTCTTCTAAACCAATTGTTTTCTACTTCGTTCCAAGAATATAGTGACCATTTATTAAATACTGTAGAATCAGCTTCAACTAATACTGTATATCTTCGTACTATAATAAGTGTATTTTGATCGTACCCACTACCTTGATTTATTACTTCAACGTTTGAAATTTGTCCTGCCGTATCAATTGTTATTTTAAATTCTGCATTTTTTCCTGATCCTGATAATTTTAAAGGAGGAACAGTTTTATATCCTCTTCCGCTATCAGTAATTGTTACGCTTATAATTTTTCCGTTTTGTATTACAGGTGTAAGTTTTGCAGGACGTACCTTACTTGTACTTACAAACCCAATCTCAGAATAGTTACTAATTTTAGTATCGTATTCGCCACTTATTAATGTTGGCAATGGTTCTTTTAAACTAAGTTTAGAAAGGTCATATTCATCAGTAAGCAAATTAGCTTTACAAACTATGTTAACCCGTTCAATGAATTGTTTCAAAGCTTCTGCTTTATTAACAAACATACCTTGTCTTGGTTTGTTCTGTACTCCATATCTGCCTGCTACAGGAATAGTCATATCTGGCACAGGGCGTTTTTGTTTATCAAAACCAATTAAGCTATCAAACCATTTGTTTTCAATGTCAGCATTAACTACACTTGTGTCTAATCCTTTTGATAATATTTGATATTGACTATGTGTATTTTGTCGTTGTTTTGCTGTAGAATCGTTAGTATATTTTATAACAAGTACAACATCGTCACTTGTTATAAGATCATTGCAGTTTACCAACATAAACTTGTTCTTACTAAACAAACTTAGATATCTATATTTTTGCGTCTGTGGATCACCTATTAAACTAGCAATTTGTTTAATGCTTAAATTTCTATGTTTATTAATAGGAATAGTTCTTTTATTTTCTACCCAAAAGTAGTATAAACTATTAAATTGCTTACTTATAGAGTCATATATAAGTCTAGTGGTATACTTTGTATTACCATGTAAACTTACACCACTAATACCTCTCTTTAATCCTGCATCTGTATCTGCTAATCCGTCCCATGTTTCTGGCAAGAATGGACTTTCTACCCATTCATAAACTGTAATTATAGAATCGCCTAATTGCTTACCCCAATTATTCTTTTGGAAATTTGTAGTACCTTGATAAGAATGTGCAAATCTTGCATTGCCAATATTCCACCAAACTTTTCCAACATACTTTTCAGCCCAATGCTGATTAGGATCAACATTATTATCGGCAAGTTCGCCAGTATTATAAAATGCTGGATCATATGTAGTTTTAAAGTCTATCTCAGCTTCTGCAATTCCTGCTACCTTTCCTTGAACAGGATCAATAAAGTCTACGTATGTAATAATTTGTTGATTTCTTTTGTTATAAAGGAATGATCCTTTAATTTTTTCTACATCAGCAGGAACAACACTTGACCTAATTTTATCCCAGGCTTTAGAATTATTATTTTTCCTAAAATCAACAACTGCTCCTCTTGTATCAGCAACTAACGGTGATGTACTATCATCGCCAAATTGTTGTGGCATCCCTATATAAACATGATTGCCTACTGCTAGTATTTTTTCGCCGAACGTTGTTTGTGTTAGAGGATAAACAAACTTTTCTGATTCAACTTCGTTTGGTCCTAATGTTTCATATACATAAACTACACCCTTGTCCATTTTTTGATTTTTGAAAGTTGTAAATTCTTTATCAAAAGTAGTTTCAAAATCTTTACTTGCACTGTTCATATCAAGTACATATTTTGATCCCAGGCCTGATGGATCAGATGGACTATTTGCTGGAAGTGTTTCTTCGTAAGTATCGAATCTTGTAGGAATTACTTGATCACCATTAAGGCTACTAATTAGCAAATGGTCTGTACTATAATCAATAGCATATCCAAATTTTTCTGAAACTTCATCTTGTGATGGTCTCAATGTTTGATTAGGTGTTGTTATTCCTTTTACAGAATCTACTACCGTACCAAATTTACCGTCTGAGTTTTGTGTGTAAACTAAAACCGATCCTTGATCTATTGCACTACGATCATCGAGCTGTCTACTTACAGCTATCTTTCTGCCTGCTGGATGCAGACTTACTTTATCTGCAAATCCATCTACAGTAGTTTCTTCTGTAATTGTTTGATCCAATAAAAACTTGTCGTCAATTTCTCTATATACAAGGACAGCAATGTCTCTAGTACTATCAGTTAATTCTTGTTTACTTGTAGTAATTAATACATCACCGTCTGCACTGATATCAAAATCTTGACTAAACTGAGTAATATTTTGAATAGGATCAAACGTATCCTCTCCATAAAATGCATTTGCTGTTGTATTAGGCAACACTCCTGTATAGTCAAGTTTTGTAGAAACTGCTTCCCATTTATCTAATGACCATGCAACTCCTTCAGCCAAATTAGTTTTTGCTGAATAAAGGGTATTATTATAATTTACAACACTGTCTTTTGCATAGCTGTAAGTATTATCCCAAACTCCTCTGTAGTTTTGATCTTTACCAGACTTCCAACTAATGTTTTCCCATACATCAGGATTTGAAATATTTGAAATTGTTGTTGCAATAACTTGAATACACTTATAATATTCATCGTTAAATAATACTATATCGCCAATTGCATAAACTTCAGTTGGTCTGTACGGGCCTATAAAACTATCAGTAGCCCTTACTCCATGCCTAAAAAATTCTATGCTACCTGGATCTTCTCTAGTTCCGAGTCCTTCACTTGATATTGCAAGTGTATAGTAGTCACCTTTTTGAACAATTTTTACTTTCTTGCCAAACCCTCTGTTTGCTTTTCTATGTTCTGACACAAGTACTAGTAAACGAGTATAGTTGCCGTCTGATGTGCGCCTATAGATAGCAACTGCTCCTTCATTATCTGGACCGGCTGTACCAGCAGATTCTGCAGGAATGTTGTATACTTGTCTATAATCTTTGTTTAGACTATACGGTGGATTAGGCAATCGTGAAATACCTTGTTCTGTGTTTTCATTAAAGAACCAGTATTCTTCGTCGACTATCTCAGGATTACTTACAACAGGAAAATTACTAGAGTGTTCAAACACAATTAATTTTCCGACAGTTGTTGTTCCTACTGCAATGTCATTAAGTACATTACTTACTGTTCCCATTAATCTGTCAACATCTGCATCGCCACGCAAGCTTGCATTCGCATTTCTTTGAATTGAGTATTTTCCAATATTAGCTAATTGACCCCAATCACCAGATAACGCTTTTACATAAACTCTTACACTATTAAAGTTACGTCTATAAAACATAACTTCTGCTGTACTAGTTGTAGAAGTTGTAATTGCTAGTCCGCCTTGTCCATCATTTGGAAATTGCACATCACTAATAATATCACCAACTTGTGGTTCAAAAACATTTCCACTAAAGTCAAACTCATCAAATGTAAAATCTATATATCCATCCCATAGATCAACTACTGTTTGATTTTTATTAAAAATATCAAAACTAAAACCTGCAGATTCTACATCAATTATTCTGTTATCTAAATTGTATAATCTAAATTCTGTTTGATCACCGACATTTAAAACATCAGTGTATTCTTTTGCGCCTCGCACCACAAATTTATTAGACAACTGATCTGCTTCTACGCCACCTGGATCGCCTCTATATGATAAATGAGTAATGTAACTTGCTCTGTCTTTCAAATTGACATAAGCACCTATGTAGCCCACTGATTTTTGTATATTAGAATATACATTCAAAGGTCTACTACTAGTTTGTAATCTTACATCTGCATACACTAGTCCTCGACCAGTGTCATAGTAAACACTGTTATTGCTATATGAGAACCCTGTATTTAAATACCAAAATCCATCTACTGAACTATTTGTGTTTGCAGTATCTGTATAGTTATAAAAACCTACAAAGCTTTCTTCATTAATAAACAACTCTCCGGAAATACTAAAAATCCCGTTTACGTCTCCGATGTATATAACTGCACTTTGATCTCTTGTACCTACATATACAACTGTACCACTACCTGTATTTGTTGTAACAGTTTGTCCAACAGATGGTAAAGTAACAAAAGTGTCAATCTTTAAAACATGATCAACTTTATGTATAATAGGATGACTTTGAGAAATAAACGTTGCTGTAATTTCAGGAATTTGACTATTAAATGGCGTATATGAATCTAGCGTAGGAAATGCATAGCTTCGTGTGTTCCAATACAAGTTTACTATGTCTCCAGGTGATGTACCCAAATACATATCTTTTGGAGCTCTTACTAAAATATGATCTACCATATTATTAGCTAAGCCTGGATCGCCAGCAACAAGTAACTGAAGTGTTGTGCTATCGCCGTCAGCTACTGAAGCTAAATTTACATAACTATCAAAAGTAGTAAATGGTTGCTGAGCTATTTCTGGTAAGATCTCTCTGTTGGCTTTCCATAAACTTTCTCTATACTTGATTATATCACCTTTTGTATATGTGATACTTTTATCAAAGTCTCCTTTGAATTTAGTTTTTACTCCAGTTGCTTCGGGCATGCCGGCTACTAAGTATTCCCCATCTGAACTTATTGAAATACTTTCACCTAATTTAGAAGCTGATCCGTTTAATAGATTATCGTCTGAATTAATTTGTATTGTTGCATCTAGAGAGAAATTATTTTTTTCATTTGTACGTCTGTAATAATGTACTTTACCATTGCTATCACCTGAAGCAGTTACAAACAAATTATTATTATCATTAGTAACTGTGAAATTTGATCCAAATTTCTGAGATGTACTATCCCATTCTGTAGGATTCTGTATTGTTTGCTCATTTCTAAAAACAGGATTATTTTCTAAAACTGCCCAGTCTCCATCTAAATTATCAACCCAAATTCTTTGTTTAGTTAAAAAGTTATATCTTTGTCTTGTTAAGAAATCTAAGGTAGGAACTCTAACAGTCCTAAGTTTTACAAGAGGAAATGATTGCTCTAAGAAATCGGTTACATTAGAAGTAATATCAGCTTTTATTGTTATTTTGTTAAGTTCTATGCCATCTTGTTCTATTGCATACATACCACTTAACTTAAACTCGTCAGCATCTTTTATACCAATAATATCACTTTGTAATAGTAAAGGTGCCTTATTGTCTGATCTAATATCGACATATCTATCAGTAGTAAGTTCAATTAATCTCATGCCGTCAGTTGATAGCGAATCGTTTCTTACTCTTGCACTTATTACATTTACATTTGCAGGAACAACTTGATATACGTTCCAAGTGCCTTTTCCTGTTTCTATTACCCAAATATAATCACCATGCCCGGCAGCATTAACATCGCCTAAACTTAATTCTGCAATAGATCCTGCAAGAAAATCTACGTCATCTTCATTTACATTGCCGCCGGTTTTTATAACTTCATCTTTACTTGGTATGAACTTAGTAGGAAATGGTTCGTGTGTATAATCAAAAGGCTTATCGAACATTTCATTAGGTAAAATTCTATAAATGTTTTCAAAGTTAGTGTCAGGTAATGTATTAATTAATTCAAAAGATTGAGGAGCTTCTGTATAACTGTCTTGTTTTAAGTTAATTCTTATTTCTTTTTCAGATTCTGTAGCACCATATCTACCTGTTTGTATTGCCCATTCTTCGTAAAAGTCTAAAGCTGTTTCTGTATTAGTAGTTGCAAGAGACTCAAATAATTTTGTTAAAGAATTCATTGTTCCTTTATCTGCAATGTATCCTCTATAAAATTTATATTGGCTAATATCATCATTAATTATGTTTGCTAGATACTGCCTTTTTTGATATCCAACTAAATGCTGTGCTAATTTTTGTTGTTCTTTATCAAATCCATCAGAGTCTAAGTCATAGAAATCAGCAAATTGTCCTGCTTTATAATCTAAGTTTGCTATTAATTCTGGTTCTGGTTTTTCACTCAACTGATACCATGATTTAGCTTCGAATGACTTAGTTCCTGAAATGTTTACTGTTGCTACATAATAAAATTGTTTATATTTTACTATTTCGCCAATCTTGTAATCCTTCCATTGGGTCCAATTTGTAATTGTAGCTTCATCATAAAGGAATCCTGGAAGGTTCAATCCACCATTCCATTCATCAGTTTTATAACCACTTACTTTAAGCCTATCTTGTCTATATCCGCTCTTAGGTTCATAGATAATATCACTAAACGATGTTTTGTTTTCTAATAAAACTACATGCTCTTTTTGCACTAATGGTAAAGCAGTATGATATACACCGTCATCTGTATCATCAGTTTCCAAAACAAAAGAATTTCCATCTCTATTGTATGATATAAAATCTGTATCCAACGGTTGCCCGTCTGCCTTAAAAATGCTATAATCATAAAATGGATCATTTAGATTGTCAACTACACTAAACGATCTTGTAAAAGAAACTTGATTTGCTGAAGGACTTAAAACTATTAGTGTACCTGATGCCCACCCTTGGGTTGTCCAAAACATAAACTCTTTACAAGATTCTGACCAATTAGATACTGTTTCAGTATTAGAATTAAATTCATTAAAATCGAATCCTAAATCTTTTAATCTATCATTATACCCTAGTATAAAATCTACAACTTCTTGTATTGTTGCTAATCTTGTTCCGTAATTTAATTTAAGTATTTGTGACTTATCAAAATCTCTTTTAAATTCAGCAGTTCTTCCGCCTACTTCTGGAAGTTCAGATAATCTAGCTACGTTTTCAGTAGTAAAAGATTCACCACTAGTAAAATCTTCTGTAACTCTATAAAAATCACGTTCCTCTTGTATTATTGTTCCTTTAGCATAAAACGTATTTGCTTTAAAATCTGCTGTAGTTTCTGAAATTCCACCTACAGAAACATTTACTTTAGATGTTCCAATTATCGGAGCATAATATTCGAAATGTGTAACAGTATTGTTGTACCCTCTTACAATATAACCGTTGGCAGCTTTTTCAATAGCAATACCACTGTATATTGCCATAGTAAGAGGACTACTTGTGTTTGTAAAAACCTTAAAACTTTCTTGGGGTACAAAAATACCATCTCGATCTACTTGTTGAGTAGGCGATCTGCTATCTAGTATAAGATTAAATTTAGTTTTATCAGTAAACCCACCTACTTTAAAGCCAATTTGATTTGTAAGTACCGCTAAGTCAGATTTATATTCAGAATACAAAGTAAGAATATCACTAGATACAAGGTTATAAATGTAATTTACTAAACCACATGTAAGTGTCCTTACTTCATCGTTATAAGTATTAGGCATTTTTACACTAGACAATTTTATTGGCTTGTTAGTTTCAGCATAAACCCATTGGTTTGCAAGATTTTTCTTAGTTCGACTTACGTCAAACCCTAATCCCATAACTTTAGCAGGTTTATTTAGAAGATATGCTGATAAAACTGCAAATGGATATTCAGCACTCCTGCGCCAAGCACTTTCTACAGGCGCAACATCTCCAAATTTAAATCCGTTAGATCCCTGTCTAGTTAAAAAACCTTGTGCAAAATTACTCTTAGTAAGAGACTTTAATCTTCCTTGACTGTCTACAGGTATATGATTTGTTAATCCAGGTCTAGCATATTTTCCATTTACTACTTCTGCTTTTCCTGGTTCTTTTATTCTGCCTTCTTCTAGATCTCTCCATAAAACTAAGTTATCTCCTGAATAAGGAGCAGGACCATAAGTTGTGTCCCACCAACTTGGTTTCATTGTAAATCCAAGCATTTCCCAAGGAGTAGCATTAGGCCTATCAGTTCCATAGGCATGCAGATATGCTCCTCTCCAAAAACCAGGTACATCATTACCTAATGGAGTTTTTGCACTTGAAAAATTAAAAGTAAAACTATTGTTAATATTATAAAAGTCATTTACAGTATAATCTTTATCAATACCACGTGTCCATTGAATAAAATCACTTAGTAAAGTGCTATTAACTTCATGTCGAGTAAATTCTGATTTTCTATATTCTCCGCCTAAAAACTCATTTATATCTAATCGATTAATATCATATTCTACTTTTATGTTATTAAAGATTCTTCTTTCTAATTCTAACAGTAGTTCATCTCTAAAATCTTTATATGCCTTGACATAACTACCATCGTGGCCCCTTATCATAGCTACGCCACGTGGATACTCTTCTAGTGATAAATCATCAACTGTTGCATGATTCATTTGTGTGTCTGGCATCCAAAATACTTGTGACAGTCCTTCAAATACATGCATATGAGCAGTACCAGTATCAGCACTAGAATCAGAATCTGCAGCTATAGCTTCTTCTTTAGAAGTGTACAACGGGTAGAACCAGCCTACTTTTCCTTTGTAAGATTTTGTTGTTTGTTCTGTTCTTCCATAGAGTTTAAATGGACCTGTTTCCAGTGTGCCCTCTTGGACAAAACTGTCATCTATGATTAATTCAGGATAGTACTTAGGATAAAGTCCTGATTTCGTTGGAGTAGCTGGTATAAAGCTACCGTCAGTATTTTCATATTCGTAAATTTCAATAATATCATTAACAAATTTTGTTGCAGTAATTACAGCATACCCATCACTATTAAAAGTATAATCCTTGCCGTGTGTTAGTTGAATTCCATTTAAATAGACATTTACACTTTTTTCGCTTAATGTTCCTAAGGTGAATGCAGAAGTCATAGGATAAATTTCTGTGTCAGAATCTAAAACAGTATACTCTAACCTATTTGCATCACCATATGCTAGCATATCTGAAAAGTAAAAAGACTCTGTTTTTACCCTGTCTTTATTTAAATCTTGTAATATTCTATCAAAGTGTTTTTTTACTGGGCCGTCAAATCCTAAAGTAACTGCTTTCTCTAAAAAACTTCTTTTAAATCTTGAATACTCATTTTTTGAATGTCTTAGTGCTTTTATTATATTAAAGTTTTTATTTGTAATATGATAGTTTGCAATATTAATTGGACCACTATGTTTTACAAAACGCTTGCCAAAATGATCTGTTTCTCCTGAATCTCTTAAATTACTTCTACCAGGATACACTCCCTTAAAAGTAGGAATATCTTCTATCATGGTGTCAACATGATCAATTACTTCACCTAATGTAAATTCAGTAATATCATCATTTAACGGGTTGCGTTCTAAATTATATGGAAACTCATAATACCCAATATCTTTTTCAGCATTACTATCAGTTTTTATTTTAACAAACTGTCCGTCTAGCAAATCTTTATAAAATCTTACTATAGCTACACCATTAATACGATCAATTTCATAATCTACTGATTTGAGTTTTAAAATATTATCTACGTAAACAATAACTTTAAGATCGTTCAAGTCTCCTGATTTTCGGTATGCTTCAACACTAAAATTATTATTCTCCAAATCAGTTACATTATATTGATTTATTACTAACTGTTTACTAGATGTAGGTATTTTACTGAAGCCGTTTACATACTCAAAACTTGTTAAATTTTTATACTTTTTTAAGTAACCTGTATCAATACGTTGAGTATATAATTCAGTATCATCTTGATATGTAAAAGTATCACTTAGCAAGCAAAAATTAAATACAATATCTCCTGAGTTATTAATAGCTCTGTATGATAATGGAAATCCTAATTCTACGTCAGGTGTACCTGAGCCTTGCTTATAGGAAAATATTTTTGTACCAGGAAACGTTGTACTATTATAAAACGTCTCGTCACTAAAACTATTTTTATTTGCATCAAATACTTCAAATAATGGTTGTTGATTAGTTTTTGTTTTTTGTTGTGCTTGAACCCATTTATTAGTTTTGTAATAAAAGCTAGTACCGGCAAAACTATCTCCTTGAGTAACTAGCACACATTCTAAATCTTGTGGAGTTGTATCAGAAGTTTCAATAAGACTAATTTGTCTAATATTATCTATTGTAATAAATTTAACTTTATATATTTTACCATTTACTAGTACATCTGTATCAGCAGTAAAGAGTACACGCATTCCGTCTGCTAAATCTATTCCGTCTATATTATATCCTGCTGTGCCTTCAATAGTACTAAACACATCTTTAGTAAAGTTGTCTACAAGATCAACGTCATCTTTTGCAAATACTCCAGCATTATTTAATTTTAATCCTGCTTCAAATTCTATAATAGGACGTTTAGCTCTAGTTGTTTCATCTAGTGTTTCAGGAAGACTATTATATTTTTCACTTGCTAAAACAACCTCTTTATGATACCAGCAATTATATCTACTCCAAGGATTTCTATCCTTACTTGCTCTGTTAATCGTAATATAATCTTTTGTTTCAGCATAAGCTTTAGAATCAGCAAATGGTAGCTCATCAAATTTATCTGTATCAAAAGGTATTAATTTATCTTCTGTGTAAGCAGCAGGAATAATTAAATCTTTATCTCGTATTAATGAAATTTTATCGCCAACACCCTCAATGTACCATAAATTAGTTGCATACTTTGCAGGAGTAACTTCTCCTTGAAATGTAACTTTCATTCCATTAGTAAATTCAACTCCGTTAGCACTTTTATAAGTCTTTTTTCCTAAAACTTCTTCGTCGATATTGATAGCAGAATTTTCTTCTATATCATAAATCCTTATTAATCCGCTTGTATCGATTGCATTTTTACTAACGTAATATAGTCTATCTGGAGCATTTAACGGGACTGTAAATTCAATAGTGCCTTTTTCTACATATACAACTGATAATACTTCGCCTTCTTCTCCGTACTTTGTAATACCATCAGGATAAAGTGTGCTTACATTTTCATCAGCATCAAACGTTACAGAACCGCTACTAGGTAAAACAATGTACTCTCCTTGATCGTAATTATTACCGTACAATTGCCCATCAAATTGGCCATCAGCACGTAATCCTTCTGATCCAGCTGTAAGCACAGCAGTACCAGGGGTAAATGTTCTTGAGATGCTGAAAGCAATTGGATGACCTGGTGTATCAATTTCAAATCTATACGTTTGGCCTTTATAAAGTTTTATTGTAGGATTTACAGTTAACCCATCGTTGAATACATAAGCAATATTATCTGTTTGATCTGATGTAGTAACTGTATACGTGCTTACTATCTCTTTGCTTTGTCCTCTAACCGGTACTGTTGTAGGTCCATTAGGTAGCCAATAATATTCTCTAAAATTAACAAACTTGTCATAATCAATATTAGGATTCCACGCATACGTTTCCTGATTGTTTAACCTACTATGGTTTTTATTGTTAGATCCAAAAACTCCTAGCTGATTTACATAATCATTATAATCTTTATAAAAAGTAACATTGTCAAAGTTATCTTTAATAACTGTAGCAGGTTCTAATTGATAGTTAGTTCTATCATTACTAATATCACCAATGTAATTGTCAGTTGGAGTAAACGCTTTAGCAGTATTTCTGCCTATGTACCCGCTTACTTTCTCTGCGACACCCGGTGTAATAAGTTGATCTAACGTACCTTGTAAGAATTTTCTATTAGCTTCAGTCCTAAAAAACTTTGGAAGGAAATCTGTACTAATTTTTTTTACTTTGCCATCTGCTGGCAGTGGGCTTTCATTTTGGTTGTCATCGTATGCCATTAGTAGCTGTAGCCTCCACCGCTTGATCCGCTTGATCCTGAACTACTGCTTGATCCGCTACTAGAGCTTGATCCGCTACTAGAGCTTGATCCGCTGCTAGAGCTTGATGAACTAGGACTAGAAGTCGTTGTAGAAACACTATTAGTATTAGTAGCAGTTGCACTAGATGCACTACTAACAATACTTGCACTAGCATCTGCACTGTTAATACTTGTAATTACAGTTCCGCTTGCCTGTATTTCTTTAGCAGTAATTTCTGAAATCGTTTCAATATCTCCAACAGTAGCCGAGCTAATAAAAATTTCGTCTGGTTCAGATTTTATTTCAAATAAACTTCCAAATTTTGAAGTAGACTGATTTGGTACTATAAGCACTGAAACTAATCTTGGAGACAACTGGTTCATTATATATGCACTAAGTTCTTGAAAATAAAATGTTTCACCAAAATCCCAGTTTTCTATTGCAAAAAACCTATTAATTGATTCGACAATGTTTGATTTTAGTTCATTATCATTTATAACTAAATCACGATTTTTAACTATTTTAAATTTCACTTGCAAATCTGGTGATGCTTTTGATCCAAATAATACTTTATATTTTGCAGGATAATATATTACTTCGTCACTTATACTTTTAATTTTATCAATAGCAGATCCATAAAGCCTAAATAACTCATCATTACTTTGTGGCCTAGGTTCTACATCTATTTCGTCAACAATAAATCTTCTTACTTCATTGTCATAGCTTTTTGTAAGTAAATATGTGTCAATAATATTACTAGCACTAGGATCTATTCTATAACTACTATCTGCAACATGCACATAATGAAACTTTAATTCACCTCTGCCAGCATATGCTCTATAGTCTGAAGTTAAAACTGTATTGTTTAATAATTTATTAAGCCTTTTAAATACTTTTTCGTCTTCTAAATAAAATACTTGCCCATCTGTTCTAGAGCTATATGGTGCTATTGCAGATTCGTTTGTAACAATAACAATTTCATTATTAGTATTTGCAAAATATTTAAAATCTTCTACTCCATCAGATGTTTTATAACTTTTTTGGAAAATTAATCTTTCAGATATAGGAATACTACTATTATTTTGATTTACTATTTGCTCAAAAATTTCCGGATCATCTACTATACCATCATCGTCTAGATCAATAAATTGAACTTCTATTTTTCTAGAGTCAACATATCCATCTGAGTCTCTAAAAGCACCCGAAACAGTCCATGTAAAATCGTTATTGAACGGCGAAGAACTACCCGGAGCATTATTAATATTAAGTATATCAATTTTATCTCTAACAATTTCTCCTGTAGCAGGATTATAAACTTTATCTATACCATCAAAATAGAATCTAACTTCATCTGCACTTTCAATAATATATCTTAAATTTCTATATGTTATAGTATATGTTTCGCCATCAGTTTTAAAATATAATAACCAACTTGAATCTAAATTCTGTGCTGTGTTATCTCCTGTTTTGCCTGTAGTAAACTCTTGAGAAACATTTAAATTTTCTGAAGTAATAATTTTCCATTGTCTGTCAGTTAAATCATATCTTAAACCAAAATCTTTGTAAGCAAATGCTTGATCAATTAATTGGACTTTCACAGCATCTGTAAGAACTCTTGAAAAATTAGGAACAATTTGATTTAACACAGCAGTTGTTGGAATAACTTCATTAAATCTAATTGGACCATTAGTAGTAGTGTTGTCAACTACTGTACCATTTCCATCAACTGTTATTACTTTAGCCCATTTATAAGTTTTACTACCTAAATAATTTGCTTCGCCTGAACCTAAAGTACCGTCTGGTCTAAAATGAAATCCGGAAGGTGCAATAAATCTACACATAGTTCCTGGTTCAATATAACGTAAACTATTAGCAGTGAAGCTACCGACCATATATGGAGTTTGAGTTGCATCTAAAAATCTTCCAGTTGACTCTGTTTTAAATGTTGTTGATTGTGACCAACTTGCATTTAGATCAGATACAAGTGTTTTAGGAAATTGATCAAGATAGAAGTTTTTCATGTAGGCCGAGTTTAGTATACCTTCTACAGTATTATTAATTACACCTTCTATATCACTTTGAGTAGTAAATGTAAATTCTTTTTTTAGTTGAAAAATTTCGTTGTATAATACACCGTCATCTGCAAATAAACTAGTATTGCTATATTTGCCCGAAACGTCTTTAAGATCAAAATACCTACTAATACCACTACTAATTCTATTTGTACTTTTTGTTTTAATAATTTCTTGGCTTATTGCAAGCGGACCTATATTATAATCTTCCCCAGTAATTAGTCTATTTTGTGTGTAATAAGTTGCAGGAGCATTTGCTTTAATTTCCTCGCTACTTTCAGACGCAGTTCCATTTGTTACTGTATAGTTAAGTTTAAATACTAATGATAAAACTTCTATATTACCACTTCTACTTTGATATTCTATATCAATGTTAACATTTCCAATAGCGCCTGGATTAATTACACTAGCAGAATTTGCACTAGTTCTATAGTAAGTTCTAAAATTACCCGAAGGTAAATTTCCAAATAACCCATCTGAGAAAACTAAATTTATTCTATCTCCTATTCTAGTGGTTACAGCATAGACATTTTTTATACCTTCAAATAAATTATTGTAAATTACATTGTTGCCCTCAACCGAATCAACTTTTGTCCAAAAATCTGTTTCGAATCCGTTGCTGTCTATATTATAAAGCCAAACATCTGAATCATTAATGTTTGCTACGTCTACTGCAACAGATTGATTTGGTACAGGATTATTTACTGAAAAGTCGGAACTTGATAATTTACCCTGTTTGAACATCATAAAGAATCCAGTGTTTGAGCTTCCTGCGCCCTGTCCGTCATCTCTAAACAAAAAAGCAGGGCTTGTACCAGGAATTGGAGGTTCTTCTACTAAATTTTCTCCGGAAATTCCAGCACTTACAACTTCATATCTTGTTGTAACACCTTCTACTTTTTTAGAAAAAGGAAAAACTGCACTAGTTGTATTAGTTGCGTTTATCCTATATTGTTGAGTAATTACATTTGCAATTGATGCACTCTTTAATGGATTTCCTATTTGATTAGTTACAGGCAATGATGAGTTTAAAATCTTAACCATTTGTTCAAAATAGTTTGAGTTAGCCTGATCATTCCATTTAATTACGACATTTGCTAAATTTTGTCCTGTACTATCTATAATAGGTTCTGTAGTTTTGATAGTATTAAGCTTTAGTATTCCGTTTGCAGCTTGATTACGTCGAGGATTATAAGACAGCATTCTAGCTAATCTCAATACACTTTCTCTACGTTCAGCTGTTTCTAAGAAATTTTCTCTTGCATTTAAATCTATTCTAAAACTTAAATTTTGTCCGAGGAATGCAATCATATCTATAAGTGCAAGATATTCTGAAGACTCAATATAATCATTAAAATCTTCAGGATAGTTTTGTCGCAGATAGTTAATCATCGTCCTGCGAAGATTATCAAAATCGTAACTTGCAAAATCAGCGTTACGAAACGATTGGTAAATTCTTTTCCAGTCCTCAGATACTAACAATCTTGACTGTCTATCAGTTGCAGACATTTAGCTTTCCTCTATTACTATGATATTTATCTGTTACAGATAAGTGCGTAGTTAATTCTCTACAGAAGACCATTTTTTTGATCAAACTTAAAACGTAAATTTTCTGAAATACTATAAGGAAGGAAAGTAAGTGTGCAGTCTACAGTTATTCCCTGTTCATATGTATCTACTACTATTTCTTCTACACTTATTCGACTATCATAATTTACTATGTCAGTTACATTTTGTACAATTGCTTCTTGTAAATCAATAGTAAAAGGCTCATATAATAGATCCCAAATAATTGTACCGAACTTTGGATCAGTAAGTTTTTCTCCTTGTCGTATATGAAAATGATTAATTAGATCTTGCTTTATAATATCAAAGTCATACTTAGAGAATCCAGTACTCTTTCCACCTACTGTAGAAAACCCTCTATAAGTTCTACTACTTTTAGCAGACTGTTGCTGTTCACTTACTGTAACTCTTTTAATTAAGTTTTTTTCTAATTCACTCATATTGTATTTACCCGACAGTTCCTTCTACAGGAAGTACTACAGTACCTGATCCTGATTGGGTAGGCGTACCGCCTCCGCCTAATTCTTGTTTTAAACTTGACAATGCATCTAATTTTTCATTATTGAATCTTTTTACAACACTTCTTCTTACTTCATTAGTACTTTTACCAAAGTGTGCCATTCCATTATCTCTTGCTCTTTCATTATAAACAGCAACAATTAATGCATCATCTGCAGGATTATTATTGCCGCATGCTTTTAACGCATTTTTAAATACTCTATTACATCCACCTGCGCCATGCTGAATTGCTGTTGACCACAATACGTCTTGCAATGTTTTAGATCTAGTTCTTACGTCTATTCCAGTGCTCCTTGTCACTTTATCAGCAGCTGGTACAAAATATTGCACTACAGCATATTGATGCTGATCTTCAGCTCCTGCACCTGACATAATTGTTTTCCAAGATTGTTTAAATGAATCTGATCCTAATTTAGCTAAAGAATGTCCGCCTGCATCAACAAGTTGCTGATGAGTTTCAGGTGCTTTACGTTTTGTGTAATCCATGAATCCTTTGAATCCGCCAGTCTTTGTTGCGAGTTGATAAGTTCCATAACTCCAACCTCCAGTAGTATCATATCCTATTGCTGTAGGATCTCCCCTTGATTCATATCTTTCGCTTAGTTTTCCTAGTTCACCAGTAAAGCCAAAAGTTGGTCCATACTCATCTACCGGAGTTTGTCCTGTTCCTGTAGCCGAGCCTCCTCCATGGTTTTCGTGTCCTGTATCAATGTTGCCTCCTGAATTAGCAACTACTCCACTTCTTCTTCTGCCTCCTTTTCCTTTCAAAAAGGTATCAGGAGTAAGTATTCGATCAGCAGTTGCAAGAGCTCCTGGATTTTCTCTATCAGTTTGTGCTTTCTTATATGCTTGCGGATCTAAATTTTCATGATGTGGCCACGGTTCATGTTGAGGTGCTCTAGGCACAATACTATCATATACCACTGGTTTTGTTGAACCTGGAAATACAAATGGTAAAAGAATAGTTTCTAACTCTATTGCATCTGTTGCCTTTTCAGCACTGCTAGCTCTAGGACCGTTCATATGTATAAATTTAGCTGTTTCTCTATGCTCTTTTCCAGAAAGTATATTAGTAGATCCGCCAGCAGTTAATTTTGTATCCTGTCCGGTGTTTACATTTAAAAATTTTCCTGTAGAAATATATTGATTGCCAACAACACCGTTATGAGAATTATTATTAACAGTAACTTTGCTGTCTCTTCCAACAACTAGATTATAATCATGTTGTGCTTCAAACTGTATTCTCCCGCTGTCTAATCCTTTAGCGTCAATTGGCGTTCCTTTGCTATATCGAGCAGAGGCTTTTATGTTAACATTTCTTCCAGCTTCCATGTTTATATCTCGTTCAGCTGTAATGTTAAAATCTGCGTCTGTCATGATACTTACACTATCTTGTGCATGAATATCAATTTTTCCATCACTAGACATTTCTATCCAAGTAGTGCCTCTTGCATTACCAATATAAATTAAATCTTCTGAATTGTGCATTAACAGTTGATGGCCAGTTCGTGTTCTTAACCTTAAAAGTTCATTTTGTGGAATTGACTGTTTTCCGCCTGATTCTCTATCAATCTTATTAACATATAATGGAGGACCATCTTCAGGATGTGTTTTTCTAATAAAACTTCCATCGCCGTCATCCATAACTAAACTTGAACCGCCTAGTCTATTATAGGGAATATCAACTTTATCTTCAGCAGGTCCTACTGAAACTTTAGGAGATCCATCTCTTTTATCAAGTGGCCCTGGTGTATTAAACCCAAAAACCATACTAGGAGTTTCTCTTCTAGCACTCGAAGTAGTTGTGCCTCTTACCTCATCAAATAATAGTCCTTGTGTTTCTAAT